GCAATTGAAACTTTACTTTTATACCAATTTGAGCTAATTTTTTTAAGATATTATTAACTAAAGTAATGATTAAATTAAGTACAAAAATAACAGCATTAACTACCTTAACTAAGGCTCCCACAATTAAATCGAATATCTTTAAGAAAGAATTAAATATTTTTTCAACATCTGTAAATGTTTCTTTTCGTTTAGCTAATGCGAAATCAATTCTAATCTCATCTAAGTTTTTCATTAGAGTCATATTTTGATTTACAACTCTTGCGGGTTCAATTATTACTTGATAGGCAGTACCTAAATACTCTTGTATTGTATTCTTGTCAATACTATCTGTTAAGAAAGTAATGTAAGTATTTGCGTTAAAATCCTCAGTATTTAAACTAAAACCAGCATTTCTATAATCGTAATTATTAGATACAGGAGGCATAACGTATTGATTTGTATTGTCAGTCGAGTCCTCTCGCTCTAACCAAATAGTACTACCTTTAATAACTATCTTAGCGCAAAACATTTTCTGCATACGTCTAAGCCAGTCCCCATAAGTTCCAATAAAATAGCCTCTTTGTTCAATTGAAGGCTCAGTAAATCCTAGTAATTGACTATCTTTTGAGTTTACAGGATTGTAGTATTTACGAGGCAATAAATAAGAATCTGCAAATACTCCATTCTCTAAAAACTCGCATCTAAAACTCATATTAAGAGCTTCGGCTCCTACAGTACAATGCTTTAAAAAGCTCATAGCCTTATGATATTTAACAGGCTGAATAAGTAATAGGATTACTTGTTTAACCAGCTTAATCAAGGCTATAATCAATAAAATTAAGTATATAATATAAAGAATTAACTTAATATAAGTTGAAAATACATAGTAAATTGGTAATTCTGCTACTACTTCCTTAAGTCTTTGAATAGCATCTTTAATCTCTTTTACCATTACGTAAACACCTAATACAGAAACGGCAGCCTCTACATAGTTAGGTACTGAATTAATAATATAAGGCACTTCAACAAAATCACTATCATTAAGTTTACCAACATCGAATAAATAATCAAAAGTAAAAGAGTCAGCAACATCATTAATCCAGTCTATACTGTTTAATTCCATTGCCTTTACTTCTACTTTATGAAATGTAATAACACCTAATTGTGTTGTATCAATAAACCCATTAAATGGTGTTTCTACTACTCCATTACGTTCTACTTCTATTCTAAATGGTATTCCCTCAAATACACCAACTCCATTAGTTAATCCATTTGTAATCCAATCTCTAATTATTTTAGAGTTTTCATTTACAAATTCAAAATCAGTAATAGAAGTTTTAAGTAATTCACCTCCCCTATCTTTATCAAAATTCAATTCAATACCTAGCTCTTTCCAGTTTTGTGGTGGATTAACTTTTGTTTCATTAAGATAAAAATTTATATTAGTAGCCATATTAACCTAATTTTGGACGTTTAAATTTGTGTAGTGTAGCTTTAGTAAAACCATTTTGTATTTCTTCCGCGATGAAATTACCATGATTATCAAACCTAAAACTAGGTACTGGTATATCTTTAATTGCTTGTTTAACCTCTTGCATCTCTTTTTTAAGTGCTACAGTTTCCATTAATAAGGCACTATTAGCAATATTAGTAGCAAAATTATCAGTTGGTATTGCAGCGTATCTAACAGTATCTAATAAACCGTTATTTGCTTTATGCGCTAAGTCTGCTAATTCATCATTAGATAAACCGCCTATCTTAGCATTTTGCTCTGGGTTTAATATACGCTCTCTGCCATCAAACCTAGCAATATACCCATCTTCACCATTCTTATATTTATTCTTATTAAATTGCGGGTCATTCGCCACATTTTCAGTACCTTCAATAAATGCAGCAGCAACCGCCTCAGCTAAAATTGTATCTTTTAACGCTTTTTGTAATGCATTATCAGGGTCTTTTTCAGCATAAGCAGAGTATAATTTAAAGAAAGCCAATACTTTTTGACGTTTAATTTCTTCTTCTTTCTCTTGTTGCTTTTTTCTTTCTATTTGTATTTTACGAGCTTCTTCTTCTGCTAATGTATTCTTTTGACCTTTCTCAGCTAAACGTCTTTGAGTTTCAATATTTTGCTCTGTATCACTAATTTGTTTATCAAAAGCATCTTGTCGCTCTTGAGATTTAGCAGCTTCTGCCTGAGCAACTGCATCAAGTATCTGTTGTTCAAACTCTAAAAACTCTTGACGTTCTTTTTCTTGACGTTCTTTTTTCTTTCTTTGAGATTCATTAAAAGCAGCCATTTTCTCAGCCTCTATCGACTCTCTATCTCTACGCTCTTTCTCTATCTTATCTTCAAATGCCTTGTCATCAAACTTTTTTTCCTCTTGTACTTGAGTAGCTTTTATATTTGTCACTTCATTATTAGCAACGTTAGCCTTAGTTTGTTGTTTAGTTAATTTAATGTTTTTTTCCTTAGCTTTATTATCTGATTCTGTAGCCTCTTTTTCTCCTTTAATAGCTGCACCAATTAATAATAAAGAATCGTTATACTCTTTAGCTGTAATAGTTCCAGCCTCATATTGTTTTTTAACAATTTCTAAAGCTTTGCCATAATTACGCTGTATTTCAAGATAAGATTTACCACTATTAGCAATAGCAGTTAAATTTTGTTGTAATGATACTAATTGAGTATTGCCACCAAAAAAACTTTCAGTAAATGATTGTTTAGAACCACCTTTTTTAAGTATATCATTTATCTTAATAATACTTGTTTGAGATTCATTAACTAAACCTAAAAAATCATTAAATTGGTCTAAGAAAAAAGCAAAAATACCCTCACTATTTTTACCTAAGTTGTTAAAAAACGCATCAAAATTGTCACCTAAATTAGAAACTTTACCTCCTAATGTTTCAGAAATAGCAGCCATACCACCTGCAACACCCTCAAGTTCACCAAATCCAATGATAGCATTTCTTAAAGCTGTCTCATTAAACTTGTCAACTGTTACTTGTTGGTCTTTAAATGATAATGTTACTTGGTCTCCTGCTACTTTTGCCTTTACTCCAAACTCTTTCAATCGTTCAAATTCACCGCTTTGAGCATCTAGTAAAGCCTCAGTTAATTGATCGAATTGCTTCCCTTGACTAGCTGCTAAGTCCCCTAATTTAATAATCTCTTTATTAGTAGGTTTAAAACCTCTATTAACTAATTTAACATAGCTTTCTGTTAATTCATTTACAGAGAATGGAGTTTTTGCAGCAATAGCTTGTATCATTTCCATACTCTTAGTAGCAGCAGCATTACTACCTAATGTATTAGTTAAAACAGCTTCATACTTTTGAAATTCTGCTCGAGTTTCTAATATCTTTTGTCCGAAATTAACAACAGCCCCTACACTAAAAGCAGCAGCTAATTTACCAGTAATACTATCAAGTACCTTTGGATAATTACCTACATTTCTATGAAACTCACCTACTGACTTTTCAGCTTTACGCACTTTAGCATCTAAATCATTAAATTCTTTTGTTAAAGATTTATATAATTTGCCATTTGTACGACCAGTAAACTCTAACTCTTTCAGCTGTTGCTTTAAGTTTGCTAAGTCTTTAGTGCCTTTCTTATACTCGCCATTTAATTGATTTAATGCACGTTCCTGAGCCTTATTTTGGCGTTCTATTGCATTAGATAATTTTAATTCCTCTTGTTGTAATTGCTTTTTAGCCTTTTCAACTTCAATTAAATATAATTCACTATCTGTTAAGTTCTTAATAGAAGTATTTACTTTCTTAACATTGTTAGCATGGTCTATTAATGCCTTGCTATCATTGCCTAATTGTACGTTTGCAATATCTTTGTAAGAACTTAATAGTTTTTTATTTGTTTCTATTAATTCCTTTTCTTTTTGAATAACAACATCAGCCTCTTTAATAAGAGAGCTAAATATATTATCTTCAATAATTTCGCTTTTCTTAATCGGTTGCTCTGCCATTATCTGATTTAATTGCTTCTAAATAATTATAATACTCAACTACGCTAATCTCTTTTAAGTTTAATCTAAATCCTAAATACTTTTCAATAGCTACTTTGTGTAGATTAGTTTTAGGCTTTTCAGTTTCCATTTTCTCTTCCAATTCCAACTCTTTAATAGTTAAAAATGTTTGAGCTGTTCTTTTACCTAATTTTAATTCAATTTTTAAAGCTAATATTTGCTTTTGTAATTCTATAATATCCCTTAAATCCTTACTTATTCCAAACGTATCAATAAATTCTAAATACAACTTATTGAACTGTTCTTCACATTTATTTAATAGTGTTGGTTTATATTTTTTAATGTCAACCAAACACCAACTATAATCTTTAGTTTCAATACACTTGAACCAATTATATACTGGAAAATCTTCTATTGATTCGTATAGTTTCATGGTTACTCTTTAACTCTAATTAATCTATATGAGAATTTAGCAACTAAGTTATTAGCACTTGCATTTAATATGCGTGGTATTATATCAGTTCTACTAGGTATCTTAACTAAGTAATCAATATCATCAAAGTATAAGCTACCAAACTGTAACTCAAATGGAAACCTATAACGTGGACTTTCTCCAAATGCTTTATAGTAAATCATCCCATCTAATGAACCACTTGTACCTCCTCTTAACGAACCTTGAAGCCTATCTATATAAACAGCACTATTATAAGGAACTGTATAAGCAGCACAAAACGATTGCGAGTAACCAGCTACTATTGTACAGAATATATTAGAAGGGGTTGCAGTATGTCTAATGGTCATTAATCCAGCGTTAAAAGCCGTTGCAGTACTATTTATAAAGTACATAAAGTTACATCGCCATATATTATGACCTAGTGAATAAGTCCCCGCTCCTGCAATTGCTTTAGTGCCGAATGTATAATCTGTATCTGTATCAGTAGCCATATAAGAATAATAAACCGTACCTGTGTCAGCACCTGCTACAACTAACTCAGCAGCAGCAGCCGTTGCTACAAATCCCGTATAAACACCTGAATTAGTCCATAAATCCTGAGTAGCTGCACCAGTAGAAATGTTCGGAGTGTAACCGTCTTTAATAGTATTATTTCTGTTTTGATATAAACCCTCAGCAACCATTAAGTTAAAATCTAAAGGCCTTACTGCTATTGTATCTTGGTCACTTTGTATAGTTGAATTTAACGCACTTGTTAAAACTTGCTGACTACCCAAAGATGTTTGTAACCTTAAATAAGTTTGATTACTAGCAGAGCTATTATAAAATCTTATTCTACAGTATTTTCTAGTTACAGTAACCCTATGAACTTCGTTAATACTAGCAGAGTTTGTAAATGTAAGAGTGCTATCTAAATTGGTTCCATCTGGGCTAAAATCAATATAAAGTATTCCATCCTTATCTGTTTTTGCAGAAGCTACAACGCTATTAAACTGACTAACATCTTCCCATACACCAGTAAACGTAGCTAATGTATTTAATGCTGTTGTGGTGCTATTTAAAAAGCTAACCTTATTACCTTTATTATCTAAATCTACTATCATTAATTCAAAACGTTTAAATAGATTTGCATTGTTCCTGTAGCTGAATTAGAAGTGAATTTAACTCCTAGATAAGCAAACTCAAAGCTACTAGATTTGACAGCATCTGTTAACGGTAAATTTGTAGCATCTGCAATGTCTATAAAATCGGACTCATCGCCATTAAAATTACATACACATAATGTATAAGTAGGAGTGCCACCAACTACATCGCCACTATCTACTGTAATACTAAAACCCTTGCTTTCTGGGAATGGTATTTTAGCAAATTGATTTGTATTTGCTATTGTATTGTCTCCTATAAATAATGGTTTTATCATCTTTGTAAAAGTACGGATTTAACGTAAGGAATTAAAATTTTTTTGGCACTTTCTCGTAATATAGTTAAAGAATCTTCGTTTAATCCTAATATGTCTTTTCCATATTTAAATATCAAATCGTCAGCATCTTTTATTGTATCGGCACTTATAACAAAATCCTTTTGAGAGTTTATATAAACCTTAAATGACTCGTAAAATTTACCCGTATCATTTAGTGTTACATGGTCTGAAATTTGACCTTTCTCATCTTTGATAGCTTTTGTTTTAGCTGAGTAACTACCAATACTATCACCAATAGCATCAACACCTTTGTCATATAACTGATTCTTAGTGTTTAATTCTATAATCAAGTCGATGAACTCAGGATATTCTCCAAGCTCATCAACTAAATCATTTACACTAAGATTTTTTACTCTTAATGCTAAGTTTGATAGAGCTTTCATTTTCAACTTTTTTAGACTCTATTTCGTTTCCATTTGCTTTGCAGATTTTAACCCATAACTCACAAAATGGCTCTGCTATACGACCTTTTAAGATAGCTTCCAATTCATCTTTAGATAAATCTTTAACCGCCATAGGGTCTAGTGATGTGTTACCTGATTTTATCATAATTATTTTTTATAAATTGATACTGTATTAGTTCCTGTAACTACAGCTAACCATGTTCCCGACTCATTATTAATAGTGTCATCTCCAACAATTGTAACACCAACTCCAGCAACTAAACGAGCATTAAAAGCAGCTAAACAAACTACTGTAAATTCAAAGCTAGTACCTGTTTGATAACCTGTTAATAAGGTACAAATATTAGTTCCTGTAGCTGTTGTTAAATCTCTATTAGCTGTTGGAGTAATAGTTAAAACACCGCCTAGCATTTGCTCATTTGTTAAAGTTGCATTTGCATCTGTTAAAGCTGTTACTGTTTTTACTCTTAATTTACTAGGAATAACAGCAGCATCTCCAATTTTAGCAGCGATAATAGCTCCGTTTAAAATAGCATCACTATCAAATTGACCACCTGTAAATCCTGAGGCTCTATAAAACCCAGTCATACGCCATACTGTAGTACTTTCTGCTGTAAATATTGCAACGTCACCAGCTACTGTAGTGATATTTGCGTCACCAAACAGTTTTAAATCTGAGCTATGTGTTAACAAAACAGCATCGTTAAAGATTAATCTTCGTGAGATACCCGCTTGGTCAGCAGTAGAAAATCCAGTAATAGTAGTTGTACCACTAATAAAAACAGTATTACCTGTTGCATCGTTAATGTTTGGAGTTGTAGCCGAAGCTATTGTAGCACCCAAAGCCTCATTTATGTGGCTTGTTGCTTGTATTGTATCTGTTACTAATGACATTATTTTTATGTATTAAAAAAAAGCCTACCTAATTAAAGATAGGCTCTTTTAGTTTGTAATTAATTTAATTATTAAGCTACTGTAGCAGTTGCTGCAATCACATCAGTAAAATCAATACCTGTAGTACTTGGAGTAATACGGATAACATCAGCTACTGTTTGAGATGCGTATGTTAATGTGTAAGTTCCTGCTGGGCTTTCAGTTGCTGTTAAAACAGTTACTGCTAAACTATCAGTTACGTTATACAAAGCAAAATCACCTGCTACTAAACCTTCGATAGCGATAGGAGTTGCTACAGTTCCATACTCAGTATACAATTTAAACACCATTGATGTTTGACCTGTAGATGTTTGAGATTTCTTAGCATCAATTAAACCTTCTAAGTTTAATAAATTAACGCTTGTTAAATCAGTACCACTAATTTGAGCGATATACTCATCTCTCATATCAACGTCAAACTCAAAAGAGAAATCAATATTTGAACCTGTTGTATCAGTAGCCCACATATATACAGCATTCATAGTATTTGCGTTTAAAGGGAACGGATATAATACATTCTCTTCACCGTTTGAATAACCTACTAATTTTCCAGCTTTATCAACAATATATGCAGCCATATCTGTACAGTTTCCTGACTTTAATACTGATAAATATTGTGGTTGAATAGCAGGTAATAAACCTTTAAAAGTTCTTACACCCTCAGCAACTAATTTCTTAGTCTTATCTGAAAACTCTTCATAAGTTGATTCGCCTTTAGCCATTTCAACATTTACAAACTTTGGTAATGGATACCAACGTAAAGAACGATCTGCATTATTAATCAAAGCATCAAAATACGCTTGGTTTAATGTTGCCGGAACAGTTATTTTGTTTGCCGTACCGTCGTTAGCGTAACGAGGTACTAAGATAATTTTACGAGCTGCTTGGATTAAAGCACCAACGCAATTAGGTTGCCCTGAGTTTTTGTACTGACTTGTACAGCTACAGATTTCTGACATTGTTTTATTTTTTTATGGTTGTTTTTATATTAATTAATCGGGTCTATTATTGTACTTGTATTTGAATCTATTGTATCTACTATTTCAGTTAAAACCTCTACGTTGTAACTTCCTCCACTTACCACTACAGCTATAATATTACCTGTATTAATATCAATTATATCAACTCCCTCACATGGTGTTCCTGTAGTATATGTTTGATTGCTATATAATGTAGCTAATAAAGTGCCGTTTAAGTCATAAACATAACCTGGAGCACATCTATTATCTAATGTAGTGCCAGTACAGCAATCACAGTCTTTTAAGAACGATAAGGATATTTTAAGTTGAACACCACTTAATACCTCATTAAATATGTTTTTTATAGTGCCGTTATCAGTTGTATTACCAAATATAGGGAATGGTTTAATGTTTCCATTACCTGTTAGTGGTGCTAAATATTGACTTATTGATGCTGCTTTTATAAACTCATTACATAAGTTCAACATAGGTTGTACGCCTTTCTCTGCTGCATCTTCTCGTGTCCAATTTCTATTATCTGCTTCTGTTAAAAAATATATTCTAACATCTATGTCATTATCAATAGCATCAAGTTCGTCTAAGTGCTTATTCTCTTCTAATATTTCGTGTAAAAATATTAATGGAGTTCGTAAATGTTTTGCTTTTAGCTTATTTAACTCGCCTGACACTTTTAAAATAGTACCATGTTTGAAAATTGGAGGGTATAAATCAAACGTTAATACAGTTGGTAAACTTGCGCCACTTACTGTTATTGATTCGTTACAAACAAAATCAGTAATTGTATAAGTAACTAATCCAATCGTAACATTAAATCCAGCCGTTAACCATTTAGTGTAATTACAAGCAAATGTATAAGTTCCATCACCATTATTTACCACAGATTGACAAGTAATAGACTTATCAATTTGGCTAATAATAGGCTCTAAACGTTTATATGTTTGTTGACTTACTGACATTAAACTAATGGGTGTGCAAATGTTTTCATTAAGCCTTTAAACTCAGGATATGTAGCTGAATTATCTAATACATAAGACTGAATAAATCTATAAGTTTCAACCGCCTCATTATAATTAGAGTAAACACCTGTACTACTCCAATCAACTACACTAGCTACTTCATTTTGATTTAATACGTTACCTGTTAATGTATTTTGTACCGTTTGAGTGCGTACAAATTCAAAGTAAATAAAGCCTAAAAGCATATTTTTAATACCTATGCTTCTAACTAATGGCTCATCCTGGTTAATAGGATTGTAAATAGTTAAATATTTTGCCGTTACAGGTGGTAAAAAAGTTGTTACTGCAATATCAGATAAGAAAGCAGTACCTAATGTAACACCTAGTAAATCATAAATGTATTTAGATTCAAACTTGTCAATGAACGCTTGTAAATCTGTAGTGTTAAAATTATTCTGACTTATTGCATATTTGCCTGTAAAGTCTGTTGTTTGAATTATTTTAGCCATTTCAAATTTATTTTAGTAGCGAGAGAGTGATTCGAACACCCGACCTTAGGGTAATGAACCCCACGAGCTACCCCTGCTCTATCTCGCAATATATTTAGTATCTAGTTCTTATTCGGTAACACATAGCCTCTATGAGATGCTGACATAGTACCAGCTCCTGCATAAGATAATCTATAATAACGATAAGGTGAACCTGTTACAACAAACATTTTAGTAGAAGTTGCAACGTTTGTAGGATTATAGCTTACAACGTCAACATAAGACGCACTTACTGACTCATAATTAGTGCCATCTAAACTACCTTGTAAAGTAACAGTACCAGCTACGGTACCACTAATTTTAGTAACTACTGATTGAATTGCAATCGTATTATACCAATTAGTAACACCTAAACTCACATAAGACGTAGCTGTATTAGTAGTTGTATCTGATACTGCACTAAATGGACTTAACATATTACTTACAGCATGTTTATTAGATGCGCCTGACGTAAATACATATCCTACTGGAGTTGCTACTTGAGTTCCTGCACCAACAAACGACATCTTATAATACATATAGTTGTTTTTTGTTACTTCCCAAACGTGTGTATTAGTAGTTTGGTCAGCTAAGTATAAGGAGTCCCCAAATGTTACATAATTTGTACCATCTATTGACCCAGCAACCGTAACTGTTCCTGCTACTGTTCCTGTTGACTTAGTTACTACTGCTTGTAAAGTAACATTCTCGCAAACTGATTGAGTTTGTAATGTTGCTGTTACCGTAGCTGCATTAGTAAGTGTTACTGCACTTTTAATCATTGTTGAAACTGTTTGAGCGTTTAATCCAAACGTTAACAACATTAATATTGATAATAGTTTTTTCATTTTATTTGTTTTTCTTTTGTTTTGGTTTAACTTCTTTTATTTCTTTTTCAATTTCAGATACTTTAGCATCTTCTTTTAACTCACCATTGTAAACAGTAGCTACATTTCTATCAATTAAACGAGCAGCTAAAACAGACTCAGCTCTCATAACTGTTCCCTTTACATTGTTTCCAAAATCTTCATTTAAAACAATGATTTGATAGTGTTTATTTTTCTTTTTCATAGCTTTTTAATTAAGCCCCCACAATTAAGCAGGGGCTATATTTTTATTAAACAATAGTTAAAGCTGATAAAGCTGCGTCAATATCAGTTACTTTTAAGAAACCACCTTTATCTGCTGCTCTGATTAAGAACGCTAAACGTTTACGAGCTTTTAAAGTCATTTCATCTTCAGTAAACTGAGCGTTAATTTGACCTTTAGATAAAACAATTCCACCTAATTCATAGATACGTGCAAAACGTCTATCACCAATTACCATAGTGTTAGCTGTGATAATGTTTGATTCAATTACTACGATACCAGCTACTTGAGAACCATCACGGCTTACAAATGGAGGTAAAATATAGTTTTGGTTTGCATCTTTAGACAATTTCATACGGTTAATATCTGTGATATTCATAACCGCAAAGTCTGGCTGGTATTTAGAACCACCAACAGAAGTAATTTGCTCAGATACTTTAACGATTAAGTCATAAATTGTAGGATCTACAATTGAACCACTTGAAGGTAAAGTATAAGCATTAATACTTGCTTTTAAACCTGTGATTGTATTTGAAGTTCCATCACCATCAGCTAACTGTCTATCAATTTCTAAAGCTACGTTTGTTTGTAAAAACATTCCTAACTCAGCAGCAAATAAAGTTTCATCTTCAAAAAACTCTTCTGTTACTGGTAAAGTATCGCCAATTTTTTGTAATACTACTGAACCTTTTTTAAACTTTGCAGTTGACTCTGGAAAAGCAGCACCTTCTGCAACAGCAGCAGCAGCACGAGCTATTGTATCTTCATCCCAATCGTAATATCTTACAGTTCCGTTATGTTGACCTACACCTAAGTTTAATTTAGGGAAAATGTCATACAATGATAATTTGCGAGTAGCTAACTGTCCAATCTCTGGTAAGTCGTACGCTGTTTCGTTGTTAGCAATAAAAGAACGTAAAGTTAATGCTTTAATAACTACTTCATCAGAAGATACTTTGTTAGCGATTTTCTTTAACACTTCTTTGTTAGCCGTAAACTCTTCTTTTAAAGATGTTTTATTTGGAGTTGCACCAACTTCTTTTAATGCTTTTAATTCAGCAGCTAAACGAATAACCTCAGCTTTAATTTCTGTGTTATCGTTTGCTTTTAATGCTGTATCTAAGTCAGCAACTAATTTGTTGATTGATTCAACTTCTGATTTTTCAGCAAATCCTTTGTTTGCTACAAGGTTTTCAACCTCTGATTTTAACTTTGCAATTAACGCATCTTGCGCTGTTTTTTCTGCTTCTGTCATTATGATAATTTTAAATTGTTTGTTAAATAATAAATTGATTCTGATTTATCTTGAGTGTCTTTCAACGGCTCTTTGCTTGAAGTGTTATCAACGGCTTCAATATTTTGTGTTGTATTAACTGATATTGTTGGAGTAGCATAATTACTACCAATAGGAACGGCTGAACCTTCTATAATTTTAGCTTCTGTAACAGCCCAAAAATAACCTTGTTCTTTTGCTTTATCAGCATTAACTACTTCTGTAATATATTTATCCCAATTTTCTTTTTCTTCACGATAATATTTTTCATCTGAATTAATACATAAAAATAAATTTACATATTGCATACCGATACTATGGTTCGTAACATAACCTTTTAAGTACTGTTCAAACATATACTCATTTCTATCGCTATCAATTTCAGTATCAAAAATTAATGCTTGAGTACTACCTTTAAACTCAGGAAAACCTAACTCAGACCATGCAATAGATTTAACAGATGCTTTTACTTTATCTGTAATAATCTTATCAAACTTCATTTGATGCTCTTGCAATAAATAAACTTTCTTAAGTTCTTTTAAAGACTTATTCCAAATACCTGGCATGTGAACGTCCCCATGTGAATCTAAAATATTAGTTGTATTAATAACTACAACAGCTTTAATAGTTTCAATATCTGCACTAGAGTCTGTTAATCCAGACTTTACAACCTCTCCTTTAGTATTTGATAATGGAACATTATAACTAATAGAATCAGATTGTTTAATCTTAAACTTCTTTTCAGCAATTAAAGCATCTTTATTATCTTTTAAATGTTTGAAAATATCCATTACTTATTAATTATTTGGTTAGAATTAATAATATTGGATTTAACAGCCTTGATAGCCTTAATTTCCTCAGATGTAAGTACTTTTATTTTTGCCATTAATATAAGTGTTACGTATTTATCGTAAAAACTTTGCGTAAATTTAAGAGTTATTTTTATATTATGCAAATTTATTTAAAAATAATTTGTAAATTTGCGTTTATTGCAATCAATATAAACTTAATTAGTAAAAAATGCAAGTAAATTATAACGACCAAAACTTTTTGGAGCGATTCATGGGGCTATTTAATAAAAAGAACCAACGTAAACAATACTTTGACACTAGAATAAACTACCAAATAAGCAAAGGAGAGGTTTATATTGATACAAATGTACCTTATGACTTGTATAATACAATACCTCAGCTAAGGACTCCAGTTGATAAATTAGCTGCTATGTTTAGTAATGGTGTGTTTAAATATCAAAAATTAGGTAGTGAGGAATTAATGCCATTACCTCCAGAATATGCTAAATTACTTGAGAATCCAAACATATTACAAGGTCAAAACCCTTTTTTAAATCAATATTTGAGGCAGTTGATAGTGTATGGCAATCAATTCATATATAAAAATAGTGCTAGTAAAATCACTACAACGCCTCAGAGCTTGATAAATGTAAGTGCTGCTAATATTAAACCTAAATTAACAGGTAAGTTATTCGACCAAGTAACATTAGAAGGTATTGTAAGCGGTTATGAATATGATGAGAATGGCAATAAAAAAGCATTTGAAACATCACAAATATTATGGTCTAAGATTAGTGATTTAGATAATAATTTAATAGGTTATAGCCCTTTAAAAGCTATGAAATACCCATTAAGTAATACAGTAGCAGCTTATCAGTATTTGAACTGTATTAGTACTGAAAAAGGAGCAATAGGTGTTTTAAGTAGTCAATCTAAAGATGCTATGGGTGCTTTACCTATGACAGAAGATGAAAAGAAACAATTAGAGGCTGCATATCGTAACGAAAATGGAATAGAAGATAATCAAAAGAAAATACATATTACTTCAAGTTCTGTTACCTGGAGCCCTATGTCTTATCCTACTAAAGATTTGCTTTTAATGGAGCAAATAGATGCTAATTTTTTAAGTATTCTAAACGTATTAGGAGTTAATCAAAACTTATTTATTAACTCTACTTATGAGAATCTAAAGAACGGTTTAATTCAAACTCATAATGACACAGTAGTTGTTTATGCAGATGGATTTACTCAAGCATTAGGTAAATTTATTGGAGTTCCTGAAACACACCGATTAGTATTAGACTATTCACATTTACCATACTTGCAAGCTGATAAGAAAACAGATGCTGACACATTCCAAAGCGTATCACTTGCATTAAATAACTTAGTAACGAGTGGTATATTAACAACTTTACAAGCTAATGAGATATTAGTTAATCAGTTTGGAATGAAGATGAAATAGATATATTAAATATTGTTTTTAAACTATTAATATGCCTTTCATTTTCTATTGTTAGAAATGCGGTTAGTGATGCAGTATATTTATCCTGTATTAAATTAACTAACTCATTTTCATTTAACTCATCATTAAAAGTATAACTACATTCGTATGGGTTATTCATATACTAATTACTTTAACTGTAAACATAATAAAATTATACAAGCAAACAAATATAAACCATAAGATAGTGGTTGCTATTACGCTTGATAGTGTGTATAGTAGTGCTTTTTTAATCATACCGCTAAATTACAACTAAATTCTATTTCTACAAATAATATTTTGGTAGCATGGCACGTATAAACATGGCTAGTCCACTCATACTATCAGGAGCGTCATCTCGTTTAGATTTACCATTACTTAAATAGCTTGTTAACTCCTTCATAAACTCTTTATATTGTGGACTTTGCATACTAGGATGTATAAATACACAATGTCGTTTAATAAATTCACTATCCATTAAAATACGAGTAAATTTATTAGTACTTGAGTGAGCTGGTAAGCATTTAGTATTTGGCACTAATTTAGTCAATTCACGGTTAAACATAGCACCCATGCTATTGGATTCCACACGAATAAATGTAGTACCGTTACGTTTTAACATATCAGCTACTAATGGTAAAGTAACACCCGTATTCTCTCTACAAAATGTAACATCAGTTATATAAATATCCTTACCTATATTACGTCCAACAGGAGCTGATAAATTATCTTCGCCCTCGTCTGCAATATCAGCATAACCTATACTTGTTTCAAACTTTAATAAATCATTTGGTTTATAATACCTTAACTCGTTTTCTGGAAACATTAATCCCTCTAATGGTTTCGGACTTTGCTGATATTGACGCTCAAATACTATCTTATTATTAGATTTTATTTTATTAAGTTCGTCAACCGTGTGCTTAAATTCCCATAAGGCAGTGCCATCTTTTTTAATACAAGGTAAAGATATTACAGTCCACTCATCTGGCTCTTGTTCTATTAAATAACCACATAAATCTTTCTCGTGTAATCTTTGCATAATGATAATAATAGGTGTATTTCTACTATTAACACGGTTACGGATTGTACTATCAAAACGCTGGTTTACTCTCTCTCTAATATTATCACTATCTGCATCCTCAGGCTTAATAGGGTCATCAATAATTAAAGCACCACCAAATAACTGACCATCTTTACCAACAAAAAAGCTATCTATAATCTCATCTTCATTATCAACTTGCCCCGCCCCAAAACCTGTTACTTGACCCGCAGCACTTGTAGCGTAAACGCCACCGTCCTCTGAGGTATACCATTTCTTTTTACTATCTGATTTGGGTTTAATTTTAACATTTGGGAACATCTCTTGATATTCACTAGATTTTATAAGTTCCCTTACCTCATCAGAGTTATCTAATGCTAAGTCATCAGAATAAGATAAATGAATAAATCTAGCACTTGGATTAATAGATAAACCACGAGCTATAAAGTTTTTAACAGCTAACTCAGTTTTGCCATAACGAGGTGCTATATTAATAATAACTTTCTTAAGTTCACCACTAATTACCCTATCTAAAACATCAGATATAATTCTATGGTGTTCGCCTACAACAAATTTACGATTAAAACGCTTTTTAAAGAAGTAACGAGAAAAGAATAGAGTTGAAGTAAGACATTGATATTTAGCAACCTTTAACTCTTTTATGTATTCTGGAGTCATGGTTAATATGTTTCATTAAGTCCTTTAGCTATTTTCTTAATATCTTCATCAGATAAATCAACCGTTTTAGTAATAACCTCTTTTTTATTATCCTTTTCAAAGAATCCTAAATGTTTAGCAATACTTTCTGTTGCTTTATTAGCACCACTTGAATCAAATTGATATTCGCCACTTTCAACCCAATTACCTTCGCCGTCTTTTATCATAACTGGCTCAGCAGTCATACACCTATCAGATATATCTTTAAATCGTTTTAGAACCCAATCTTGCGTTATTTCTAGCCTAAGTGATATTTGTTCTTGTAATTCTTTGATGCGTTGCTGAATGTTATCTTTAGTTAACAACCTACTCGCCTCTTCTTTAGCAGAACGTTCACTATAACCTGCCCTAATTGCTGCTTGAGTACCGTTTAAATCAATAAGATACTCTTGACAAAATCTCTCTTGCTTATCAGTTAATCCTATTTCTTTATTTTCTGCCATAATCAATTACAAAACACTATATAAACAACTCTTTTACCATTAAGTCTTTCAACTATTGGCTGTATATAAAGTATTTCAAATGTGTTATTCATTTGAGATGTAAAATTAATCATTATTTTCGATATAACAAAAAATCTATAAAATCTAATACAATCATTAATTTAATCGGAGCTAATACAATACGGCTTAATAGGTATAAAGTGTTAAGTAACATAAATCTAAATCGGTTTAAAAGTTAATATCTCCGTTAAATTGTTTTATATCGTTTGTGTCGTTTAGAAAGTCTGTGTTATTCTCAAGAGCTTTAGGTACTTCATAAGTAAGCCAATTATCATTATTTGGAGTTCCTTTGTAGTAACGACCATTATCTCTATTCCAAGCTAAAGTAATATGACCTACTTGTCCCCAATGTTTAAACTTTACTTTTTGTATGTAAATATCGGTCATTCCAGTTTCAAAATCTCTATAAACGGTTATACCGTTTGCCGTCTTATTGTAAAAGTTAGCTGAACCTGAAATAGAATAAAGATTAGGAACTTCATATTTACCATTTTCTTTTTTAATCTTAGTTGGATGAGCAACCAGGAAACAATGTACTTTGTTTACTTCACAAAACCTAGTAATTTTATCTAATTGTTCAGAAATATATTTTGTTTCATTAGCTGTATATTGGTGGTCTAACTTATTCCAGGCATCAATTACAAATGCATTAACGCCCTTTTTACGAACTAACTGTCTAACAGAATCTAATATATTTTCTAGTTTAAAATCATTTTCAGGATTAATAAAAAAGAAGTTGTTAGCGTGATAAGTAATCATGTTATCTAAATCAATAGGGCTTAATCGGTTGCTGCCATCAAAAGATTTACCTATCATTTTTTCAGCAAACTTACTAAAGTGTAATTCCAATGGGTGGTTTTCAGGACTGTATAAAGCTGTTTTCCAACCATGTGAAACGTTTAAACGACAAAGTAAAAAGTCTAAAAATTCTGATTTACCATGTCCAGGAATACCAGTTATTGTAGTTAAATAACCTGGTTGAAACTTTAAGAGCATATCCATTTCAGCCATACCAATACCACACCCACTAGGTAAGCCGTTGTTATAATAGCTGTAAATATCTTCTTTAATATCATTAGCATCAAACACACCAATAATAGGAAACTCTTTAGCATCTTTAAAACAATCTAAAGTAACTTTAATACCGTATTTAATTAGACAATCGTTAGCATCTTTACAATCTTTAAAATGTACTTTACTGCAATTCTCATAACCTAAACGCCTGGCTAGTTCATCCTGGAGGTTTAACCCTGCTTTATCATTATCTAAAGCCAGTATAAATTTAGTATATTTTGTAAATGATTCAATACAATTATCTAAATAATCTAGGTTAGCCTTACCAATAACAGCACCATTAGGAACAGATATAATATTTCTTAAACCACATTCATACAAAGCCAGGCAGTCCATTTCACCCTCAACAATTATAATAGTTTCATTGTTAATTGTAGCGTCTAGGTTGTAGAATATAAGTTCAGCATCTTTGTAAAGTTTAAAGTCTTTATCTTTGCCACGAGATTTAATGTTAATTAGTTCACCATTACGAAAATAGTTAAATTGAATAGTTGGTATTTCTTTTTGAGCTTTAGGCATCCATTCAATAGATTCACTAACTTTCATTTCTGTTAATGTTTTTTCGCTAATTAAACGAGTTTTAAAGTAGTTTAAAACATTATCTGAATACTTACTAGGTTCTTTTAAAGTAGGTCGTTTATATTCAACTTTAGGCTTATAGTCAAAATCTTTAAACTCTACTAAAACACATCCACAATGGTTGCATCTACCAGCTCCTTTAGATAAATTAAAGCTAAAACATTTATCAGTTTTCTTTTTTCTAGATTCTGAACATTCAGGACAAGTCATTTGATTTTCACCGTTTTTATGAACGTCAATAACATATTCTTTTTTGTTAGCCAGGTTTATTACTTTTAATTCTGCCATGTTAAATTTCGTGTTGTTCTTTCCAATATCCGTTTAATTTCTTTTCTGCTAATTCAGTTTCATTTAAAAAGAAAGTATGTGGGCCTTGAGCCGAATAAAGTTTATATTCTTTTTTTGTATTATCAACTGGTTTACTTTTTAACTTAAAAATACCAGCCCAATTATTAGCCATTGACTGCTCAATAATTAATTCTGCAATACTAGGATTATTATTTGAAAGTTTAAGTAAAGAATTGTAAAAAGATATTTCGCTAGTTTTAGACTTGTAACTTTCTTTTCTTTCTGTTTTATATTTCATCCATTTATTTACTGAATCTAAAAATAAAACGTCTATATATTCTTTTCTTTTCTCTTCTATACTATTCTCTTCTCTTCTTTGTGGGTTTCCGTGTCCTTTACTTGTACTTTTACTTTGTTTAAGTATCCCTAAACCCTCTAAAAGTATCCCTAAACTATCTAAAGTTATACATTTATTATTTCGCTTTTTATACGCATCTTCAATACTTTCTATAAATTGAGGACACCATACAATTTTATTATCCCATAATTCTTTATGAAATACATCCATTTTTGATAAATCGTTTATAATAGATAACAAAAGTTCTTCAGATACTTTACATTTAGCTGCCAAAAACATAACCTCATCTTCTCTATTTAAATTTAAATAATGATATTCAGTTGATCCTAATTTTTCTAAAATCTTATACCAGGTTGCATACCCATTATTACCGTATTTATTTTCTATAAAATACATTTTTTTACCCTC